TCACTCGTTGCAAAATGGGATTCCGTTCAATCGCGGACATGCCTGAGTGGATGATCATCATGGAGTTCCGAGACATGGCTCAGATGGAAGATGCTTTTAAACGAGTAGCTCCACTCGAAGGCGAACTCGAACAGAAACACAAAAGCTTTAATCAATTTGTGTCAGGTAACATTCAACACGCATTGTTTAGAGACTGGCCAGATAAATTTGTATGACCACTGTTTGTACCACCAGTCCTACCAGTGTCGGCGGTACATTTGTTGACTGGAGCATGCATTGGCTCAGCGGCCAGTCTCAACATTGGCAATGCGACACCAATCAATGGCACCCTCTTGTGACAGATCCATTGAGATCTGTCAACGCACACAATCATCCAAGAAACTACGTTGCCGGTTCTCAACACCTTGAGCATTGTTTACAGCTGGCACGGTCACAAACTGGTCTGTTGACCTTTTATTTTTTACCAACCCAAGCTCACTTAGCTGCCAAGGCCCTGGGACTGACTGTGGGCACAAATACACAGCAAAAAGTAATACATCAACAACTTGTTGACCAACAAAAATCACTAGAGCTAATACAGCAACATCAATGTCATCTTGTGTACATTGACTACCATCCCAGTTTACGTTTTTATCACACCAACAGTAGAAACCCTGTGTTACATAGCAACGGTGAATATTGCGAAGATCAACAAACTTTAAGAAACGACATTGACCATGCATTTTTTCAAGACAGTGTAGATCAATGGACTGCACTGGGGTTAACAGATGTCTGGGATATACGTGAACGCATGGCTCTCAACATGCGCCCGTTCAGTAGACAAGACTTGCAAAATTTCAAAGACCTTGGAGTCAAACAAAAGCATTTTTGGATTGACTGTCAACAGCTTTGGTATGATGGTAAAAATGTCATGATTGATTTGCTGAATCATGTAGGACTTGATTTAGATCAGTCAAGGCTAGCTGAGTGGGACGCTATCTACGCCAAGTGGCAACAGATACAGATCAAGCATTTAAAATTTGACTATGTATTCGATCACATCATTGACTGCATCATCAACAACATTTACTACGAATTGCCAAAACTGACATTGGAGCAAGAAGCAGCCATACAGCACACATTGATCTACAAGTACTCGCTGAATTTCAAGACGTGGAATCTCAAACAGTTTCCAAACAACACACAAGATTTACATAATTTACTCGAGGCCAACATACATCAAGTAGAACAACTGTATTGAGAGCTTCTGCGAAGCTCTATGCGTATCGCTAACGCTCACGCATGTTTAAATATCAGAAGCGCGAAGCGTTTAAGTATTCATCCAGATCCAATGGTCACACTTTGCCCGCACAGGGCAAAGAAAACTTCATCCGAGTCGGCAAGTCACACAGCGTTAGGGTGTTTAGCAGAGGCGGTTGTCCGGTACCTCCATCCCCGTCTTCACAACGGCAATTTGCATCGCATACGCTATCACACGATACAAACCTGCTGCCCCACGGCAGCGTCATTTTAGCTCTATAAATTCTGTTCAAACAATCAAACCGCGGCAATTTGCGATCGTCGTCCTGTCAAGGATAGTGATTGAGTGCTCACTAGCGCGGTGAGTCTTCCATCCCTGCGATCCGAGATCCAGGTCTAGGGCACACGTACTTGGCCTGTGCGAGCCGTAACTGCTTAAAGTTTGCCTATGATGTGACTACCATGAACACGTACTTGAATGTGTCCGTTGTAATAGTCTTTAGATTCTAATACTCGTCGGGAAAATTGTTCTCTTGCTTCAATGTAGCTGCATTCGGCTTTGCTTTTACAATAATATAGGATTTCGCGGGTGAATTTGTCTTTGCCTAACTGTTCCACATCCTTGGTAAGCTCAGGGCTGGACCCGTAGTAGTCTCGCCAATCGCTATCCACCTTGGTGCGGATTTTCTTTTTTCGTTTGTTGCCGTTTTTGAGTTTGACTGTCTTTTGTGTAGTCTTTGAGAACTTTGCTAGTTTTTTGCCTATATACATGCGGCCGTCTGTGGTGTTTGTGATTAGATACACAAACCCCACACAATCTTCAGGTAGTTGATCTACAATTTGATTTTGGTACAGCCATGTCATGCATTGTAGTTATTGTCTTTACCATGATGTTGCGTATTTTTCATCTACTAGCGAACTACAGCATTTAGATTGGCATTCTTGCCACCCAAACGCACGAAATTCTGTGTTCCAAAAATTATCTTCTAATACGTCTGCCAATGTTCGTGTAGTTAAATCAAAGTTATTTGCTAGTTGCTGCCAGTCTGAATTGTGATTGTATCTGTTGGCTACCCAGCAGCAAGGGAATAACCTGCCGCGGGCGTCGATGTACAAACCTTTGTTGCCTATCTCGCACAACGGTGTTACGCCGTTGCGACTTGCTGCCTGTTTGAATAATTTTAAGTTTGTTAACGGAATCTCCTGCCACGAGCCTTGCTCGGTTAACGCAGTGACTTCACGTTCAAATCTGTGTGAGCTGCTGATGAATTTTACACTGGGTTGTAGTGGATCATCTGCACCGTAGCTAGGATATACGCTGCCAAATTTTGTGCTCTTGGTCAACTGGAAACGATCTACTCCAAGTTGTTGAGCAAAGTCGCGCATGAAATCTATTTTGTGTTCATTGAATTTAAATGCGATTGCAGCCCAGACAATTTGGCAACGACTTGTTGCTCGCAAGGTTTTCAGCCCTGCAATGATACTATCGTAGTCGCTGTTGACTCTATAGAGATTGTTGCTGGCATTGTCGTATCCGTCAATGCTGAAATGAACACTGTCGTAACTGTCTAGCAAATTTCCAAGTTCAATCCACCACGATAACTTTTTGTGCGATCCGTTGGTTATGATTACTATTTGCACAGGCTTGATATCTTTGAGATATCGTATGACACTGATCAAGTCGTGTGCATAGATTGGGTCACCATCGTCCCCGCAGAATGTAATTTTTTCTACATTAGCTAACACAAACTCGGGTGTAAAGTTGCGTTGGAAAAATGATAGATCTAGTTCAGTGTTGACTAGACTGTCGGGCACTTCCTGACGAGCACACCGCGGGCACCGCAATGTGCATTTGCTTGAAACTTCGATGTGAAAATGCCAGGTTGCTAAGGTCATGTTATGTCAACGTCAGTATTATACTGTGTAAAGCCGTTTTCTTTGACCACTTTGAGAATGTTCTCAACACGACCGGCAAGTTCATCCTTGTGACTCACAAGCCAAATACTCTTGTGACGTTCACGACTCATCTTCTTCAACAAGCCTAGGCCATTCTCAACACCCTGTGTATCCAGGCCGTTGTCCATGAGCTCGTCAATAAACAACAAGTTGATGGGATAATACAAGCTTTCCCACACATCGCGGAATGCCCACGACATACTCAAGATCAATCGTGTGCGTTCACCTCGACTCAAGTTATCAAAATCTAGTTCACGACCCAGTTCTTCGATGCTGACAGTTAAATCGTTTTGGAACTTCACCGTGTGTGGCAAACCAATGCGATCCAGATAGTGTGTAAGCCGCTGGTTCAAGTAACTCAAGTTCTGATCAATAATCTTTTTGCGAACAAACGAGTCTTTGCTGGTCAGCAGTTTTAACAAGAAGTCTTGGTGCTCTTGCAAACGAGTAAGTTCGTTCAGTGTGTCGTAGCTGACAACTTGCAAGGCTTGTCCCTGCATGTCTTCAATTTGTTCACCGTATGGGTCAACTTCAGCTTGTCTGTTGGCTAAATCTCGACGTAGTCCTTCTACACTGTTTTTGTGATTCAGTGCATCTTCAAGACGATCATAAAACACTTTTGGCGCTGTGCCCAGTTCTCCTAGCTCGTCTAATTCGTTTTCGTATTCCACCAACTCGTTGCGTTTTTCTTGCCACGTTTGGTTGACTTCTCCAAGCTCTGCTAACTTGGATTTTTTAATTTCGTCGTGCTTGCTGTCATGAACATCTTGACCGCAGGCATGGCACTTGTGGTCGTTCAGTGAAGCAAGATCTTGCTCTAATTTGGTTCGTGACTTTTCAAGCTTGCTGATTTCAGCCGCGACCAGTCGATGATTTTTGTTACAGTTGTCAATCTCGGTTTTCTTCTTGAAAAACAGTTCGAGATCACGGTGTGATTGTACTTCAACATCGATGTCAATGTGTTCTAGTGCTTCGATTGCTTGAGCAAATTGTGCAAGATCTTCGTCGCGCTTTTTGGTCCACAGTGTTTGGCGTTTGCGCAAACTTTCGATTTGCTCTTCGATACGCTTGTTGGCTTCTTGCACCGCACGAATTCGGAATTCTTCTTGCGAGATAGCATCTTTAGTTTGTCTATTGAGTTCTTTAATGCGATCAGCACGTTCACTGAGCTGGGTAATGCCCAGCAACTGCTCAATGATAGTGCGTTGTTCGTTGGCCTTTAAACTTAGAAATGGTTCAGTATAAGTGTTCAAAGCAAGGATGTGCTTGAACATGTCGTGACTCATGCCCAGGATGCGTTCTATAGCATCTTGTGTTTCTCGGCTGTCACCTTGTGCTTCGTCTGTAGCAGACTTTTCTTCGTTGTTGACATAAAACTTTAGAACATTGGGCTTACGTCCACGCTCGATTCTAAAGTCACTGCCGCCTACTGAAAAGTCCAAACTTACCAGCATGTGCTTTCCGTTTGTCTTGTTAACAAGATTGTCTTTGCGAATGTTTGACAGTGCTTGCCCATACAAGGCATAACTCAGCGCATTGATGATTGTGGTCTTGCCTGTGCCGTTACGACTGCCATCTCCACCAAGATCCAAGTTCTCGCCCAAGACCAAGGTAAGGTCTCTGCGATCAAAATCAATACCTTGTGTGGCGTTGCCCACACTCATAAAATTTCTAACAGTTAACGTTTTGAATTGGATCATAGATTTTGGTAAATTTTCAGCAGCAGTTTGTTGTCGTAGAAATCTGATTCAATGTTTGTGAGCTGATCAACGACAATTTGATCCACACTTTCAAACTTGACTTCGCCAGGTGCCATGTCTTCATCGACCCCAGCAGTTTTGTTGGGAATCAACGCCATCTCTCTCAAGTTGTAGTCTGTGATAAACTTGTCTTTGATGAATCCAGCTTCTTCGTAAGTTATCTCAATGTCAAGGTTGACACGGACATGCATCTTGGGCTTAAGAAGCGTTGCAGCGTTGTCAATAAGGTTAGCGAGTCCGTAGACTCGATACGTCGGTTGAGCAGGCCAAGCATGAAATGTAGGCGCTGATCCCCATTCCAAAATAGTAAGGCCTCGTTCGTCGTCACCAGCATCAGCATAATTGTGCGGGAACGCATTACCGATGTAGGTAATGTTCTTTTTAGTTTGCCGTTTGTGGAAGTGCCCGGTAAACACATGACCAAAGCCTCCAAGATCCTCGCGCTTGAGTTCCCCATGATCTGGCATCTCCACCATTGCGTTCATCAAATAACCAGGCAGCTCAAAGTGCCCGAACAAGTAGTCGCCGCTTAGTTTGGCCAAGCGTTTATGATCGTCGCCACATAGCCAAGGGGCAATAGTGACATTACCGTCGCTGAACCAATCATTGCAGATTTCCACATTAGGGAGGTGCTTCGCCCACTCCACGCTTTGAATGTCACGTTTATCGCGATAATATAGATCGTGGTTACCAGGAATAAAATACACACGCTCAAAATTG